GTGCTGAAGGGCTGATGACGATCCAGGAATTGGCCAAGCTCGACACCCGCAGAGAGTTCCTGATCCCCGACGTCCTGCCCCACCCGTCGGTGGTGCTGATCTACGGCGCTGGTGGCGACGGTAAGTCGATGTCTGCCTGGACTCTTGCCAAGCACGTTGCAACCGGTGCTCCGTTTGTTGTGCGGGGCAAGCACGTCCCGGTGCAGAAAGGCCCTGTGCTGCTCCTGAATGGCGACCAGCCCCTGGTGCAGCTCAAGGAGCAGTTGGAGGAGGTGGACTACCCGCTCGACTCCGACACCCACATCCAGACCGACTGGGCGCTCCAGCGCTATGCCCAGTTCGTCAAATTGATGAATGACATCAAACCGAAGCTGGTCGTCATTGACTCGCTGATCGGCTGCTCTGGTGGCCGAGCTTTCGACGAGAACAAATCGGACTTCGCTACACCGCTGTATTGGCTGACTCGTAACAACGGGGTGCTGTTCCCGGCAAGCACGATCTTGGTTGTGCATCACGCCAACCGCCAAGGCGGATTTCGCGGCACGTCGGCAATCCGCGATGCAGTTGATGAAACGTGGAGTTTGAAAAAACCCGCAAAGGGCCTAGCCGTACCAGCGCATTCTCGGCTCATCACGATTGAGAAAAGCCGCTCTGGGCGCTCTGGGACGTCTCTGGTGATGCGAATGGAAGACGACCTGAGCTTCTCCATTGCTGACTTCACCCCAGAGGTTGATCAGAGCAACACCTCACCCAGCACCATCACCGACAAGGTCTTGGCGCGGTTGCGCGTGGTCTACCCACGGACCATGACCCTGACCGACCTCAACTCCGACTCCTTGATTGGCGGAAAGGTGGACGCGATTCGGAAGTCGCTCCAGCGGTTGGTTAAGCGCGGTCTCATCGCAGAGGTCAAAGTCAGTGCTGTTTCTGCTGACTCTCGATACAAAAACAAGATGTATCAAGCAGTTCTCGCGCGTGGAGAGGGGGGAGAGAGTGTCCACCCTAAGCAAACCCCTTTTGCTGGAACGGATCTCAGGCTGGACAGCCAGGGTGGACAGCCCAATGTGTCCACCCTTAATCCCAAACCGAGTCGCAACAAGACAATCCAGGGTGGACACCTATCGAAGACTGGTGGGGGTTGTCCACCCTCAGATCCCAGTATTGGTGCGGAAAGTGCCCAGGCTGGACAGCCAAATCAATATCCCCGCGCGAGGGGCAGTGAGCGGACAGACGCCGAACTGAACGCTTCCAAGGATTCAGCCTGGAATATGTGGGACTAAATTCCGTTGGGGCGAGACGGTCAAACGTTTCGCCCTTACACTGACCAAATCAATTTCTGATTACTTTCATTTTTCAAACAGATGGCTTACGACATCGTCATTCCGGAGTCCGTTCTCGATAGAGCAGATCGCATCACCCTTAAGGACCTTCTCAAATCAGCACCGTTCCAGTGCTTTATTGTCAGTGCGCTGGGCAATAGCGTTCGCAATGCGCATCTCTTCAGCGAGGTCTCAGATGAAGCGGATGAGTTTCTGCAGTTCCGGATGCACCAGCTCATGGGCGCTATTCCATACGAAACTCGCCGCGCCTGTTTTGACGAGGTGGGTCGAATCTTCCGCGAACGTAAAGACGAGCGTTACGAGCGCTGATTGAAGCTGTCCGGCAGGAAACCTTCAGCAACCATCTTGTTGACGGTGTCCTGCTGGCGCAGATAAAGCTGCATCAGCTTGATAGACATCTCCTGAAGTTCCTTGACGTCGGAACATTTTCCAATGTCTTGGCGGAAACGCTGAAGTGCGAACTCACGATGTGTGTCCATCGTTCCAAAGCACTACTACATTTCCACTATGGCCCTGCTGAATAGGACTGACCAGACTGGTGATATGTCGGGGGGTCCCATGGATTACACGACAATTACTTATTACACCGTCTCAGAAGCAGACGACATGCTTGCGGTGGTTCGTTATACGGCTTACGGCATGGACAAAATGCCCATTGCTGTGTGCGAGGATTTCTACCAGGACACCCCGGAGGAGTTCTGCCGGTTGGAAGAAGATGTTGAGACAGCCTTGGTCGCTGGCATCGATGTCTCTGTTATGAGTCATTATGAATCCACCGTATTTCCTGTAATCTCCGACTATTTAACGCTTTAAGCTGCTACTCTGCAAAAGTCCTCGCTCGAACCCATGAGCAACCCCGACATCATTACTCTCGACCACTACGAGCTGAAGCGTGAGCCGGTTGGCCGCGTCATTTACTTCGAAGCAACAATTGCAGACATCGTTCAGGTGTCCCCTGCAACTCGTTGGGATCCAGCTGAGTATGGCTCGGCTGCTTGCACCGGCGAATTACTCCTCGGTGACGACGAACCAACGCCCGAAAACTGCGGCGAGTTCATGCGCTACGCAGAACATGTAGACACATGGCAGCCCATCACGGATCTGTATTGATGCCAATCAACATGGCTGGCTACTACCACCGCGCTATTTCACGCTTCGATCAGTTTCCGTTCCAGGTTCAGGCCCTTCGCGACGGCAAGTGGTGCGTCATCAGTTGCCACTCGTCTGAAAAGGCTGCTACCAAAGGCCTCCATCAAATTCGTAAGTGCCGCCCTGGTCACCCAGAGCTGTTTCGAATCATTCCTCAATCCGATCGGGACCAGTACATCTGGGCCGACACCAAAAACAAACCTAATTGAACTAATGGCCAACATCTACGAGATGAGCATCAACAGCCTGCTCTACAACTTCCGTAATCGGATGCGAATTTTGCTGATAGACGAAGCAAGAAAGCACCAGATGGATGCCGAACCAGGCTGGGTGATCGACCTTATCGAGGACGAAATTCTGCCTGCAGTCGACAAAATTGTTGACTGGGAGCCTTCAGACAGCGAAATTATGGAGAACAATTCTTGCGGGACGCCCTGGCACGATGGCTGCAGATGAGATGGTGCACTCCCCGGCCCACTACACCAAGGGCCGGTTTGAGGCGATTGACGTTATCGAAGACGTTATTGGCGATGCACCAGATCCAATTTCTGGTATGCTACTGGGCAACACTCTTAAGTACTTGCTTAGAGTGTGGCTCAAAGCTGATCCGCACCAGGACGCCTCCAAAGCTCATTGGTACCTCAGCCGTCTCATAACTCATTTAGAGACAGAGCGGTCTATCAAGCTTCACAAACAACTCCAAGACACTCCTCCAATTTTCGATGATCCTTTGGCATGAACCGTTTCATTGCTTCCGTGAAAGACCTTTTCACACACGACAACCTGGCTGATGAGATGGAGCTGCCCGAACTTATTTTTTGGGCACGCTCTGAAGCCGGCTGGTATCTCGACGACTCTGGCTGGTACGCCCCAGACGGCACTCATGAAAATGAGTGGAAAGGTCTGACCCCTGAACAGCATCTTTTTTAATTTCTGCCATGTACGACCCACTTGACGATGACCTGGTTATTCAGGCAACCCAACTTTTTAACGACGCTATTGCAGCCGAATGTTTATTAACTGACTATGCACTTACGCTCGAAAACCATAGCCATGAAGAACATGGCCAGCCAAAAAAGTGCACAAAGTCTTTTGTTAGTGAAGGTTCTAAGATCCATCACATGACAAGAGCTGCGGTTTTTATTGCTTCTGAGTTTCAAGAGGCTTTAGGTAGTTACCGAGAATATATGCATAAGACAGCTAAGCAAAAAGGTAAAAAAGGCTTTAAAGATCTTTAGAGCCTTTTGTCCTTAATTACACTTTTGATTCCAAATCATGCTTGAGTCAGTAACACGCCAAATTCAAGAGGTAACTCTCTTGTTGGACGATGCCTCCATTAAGGCGGTCAACGTCAAAGACGAAACAGTTGACATTTTCTGTATCGCAAAGCGGGATGCAGGTGAAATGCACGTCAACGTCTCATTTAGTAGAGAGCAGCTGGAATCGATCCAGCAGCAGCTGATGTCGCCTGAGCAAATCAGGGCGATGCACGCACGCAAATCTGCGGTGGATCAGCTTATCGAGGAGTCTAAAAAGACCCTTGAGCAAATCGAGAACCAGCTTCCCAAGGCGGAGAAGCAGGAGGTGGTGCGCCCAAAGTCTCAGTCGGTTGAGCTTGTTGAGCCTCCGAAGAAAAAGGAGCCCAAGGTCACCAAGCTGCCCCGTGAGGATGCCGAACCGCTCCACTGGAAAGACATCAACAGCAAGAACAGTAATCCTCGTTTAAGTGACGCAGACCTGGGACGTTTGATGTACAAGGTGTTTGCTTGGTATCGGCAGCATCGGCATTCCACCAAAATCAGGCGCAAACATCCGACCTTTGAGAAGTACATCCACGATGTACTGCCTGAGCAGTTTGGTATTTGCACCTCTACGGCCAAGGCTTACTACAGCGCCAAGACGCGCTACGAGTTGACTTCCATGTATGAGCCCCAGTGGAAGAATCTTATTAAGACCATGGGTCGAAACAATCTCGGCCGTCAAATCCCGCGCTACCTTCTCCAACGCTGGGGCGGCGTCAGTTGAGCCCCTACAAACAAATGAACTACTACTTCGGGATCGAGCACCTACCAAAGCTCGAAACAGCTTCAACCATTGCTTTCGACACCGAGACTTGCCAGCTTCAACCTGAAGTAGGCAAGCTCCGGCTGTTGCAGCTTGGCTCTGATACACGCGAAACCATCGTGGTTATCGACGTGTGGCAACTGGATGAAAACGGTTGGTCAACGCTCCACCTTTTCTTTGAGAACGGCGAGCGCAACTGGTGGGCGCACAATGCTGTGTTCGACCTCGGTTGGCTGCAGCAGTACGACATCCACCCTCGCGGCCGCGTCTACTGCACGATGCTTGCCAGCAAGCTCTTGAGCAACGGCGTTCCAGCTCTGAAGCACGGATTAGCTTACTTGGCTAAACGCTATCTCAAGCTCGAACTGTCCAAAGAAGAGCAGGCTTCTGATTGGAGCGCACCCACACTCACGACGTCCCAGCTTACTTACGCAGCGAAAGATGTAGAGGTGCTGCTGGCGCTTGAGCCGAAGCTGTCGGGAATGCTGGCTACCGCAGGATTGGACCCTGCTTTTTCGCTGGAGTGCAAGGCGCTTCCGGCAATGGCTCAGATGTGGCGGACAGGCTTGCCCTGGAATCGCACCATGCTTGAAAACCTTCGCAAGGATTACGAACATGACATTGCTCAACTGGGCAAAGACTTCCTCCTCGAACTCGACGCAGCTCTCCCTGAAGAACATAAGCTGCCCCGAGACCTACCCCAGCGACTGGTCTATCTCAAGGACAAGGTCACGCAGATGGGGCATGACGACTCCGATTACGAGAAGTGGTACGCGGAGATCGAGGAACTTGAGACCCAGCCAACTGTATTTAATCTGAGAGCTAAGGACGAAGGCAAGATTCGGGACGGCACTAAGAAATATGCCGGCTTC